TCTGGATCTCCAGCACCCGGAGGCTCTGGATCGGATCAACAAAGAGGAGAAAGAGCTGGAGAATGCCTATAAAAGGGCTGGTAAGAAAGGTGGTTTGTCCGCTAATGAGAGAGCAGCTTTCCAGGAGAGGAGAAACCTGGAAAAGCAGTCTTACGATACTGAGAGTACAAAGCTCTTTGATGGAGAGATAGAGTATAAGAAAAGGCAGTACCAGGCATATTTCAACTGGGTAAAGAATGTAGGTCAGGAGGTTGCTGACAGCCATTTCAAAACGCTCATTGCTGAGGGATCCAGCTTTACATCCTGGGTGAATAAGCAGATAGCGGATCTGGAGGCTAAACAGGCAGCTGGCACGTTTACCGATGGTGATGCCAATGCCCTCAATGCCCTAAAGCTCCAGAAAGATGAGATAGCTGGCAATAAGACAGCTATGGATCAGTTCAAGGAAAGCCTCCAGAGGGCTGTAGGTCAGGCTCAGACGCTTGCTGAAAAGCTCCAGGCAGTCCAGGATCTGAAAGATCGCCTTGCACGTGGTGATTTCCACCTCAATGAGGATGATGCAGCAGCAGCAGCCTACAGCCTGGAAAACCAGGAAACAGATCTTAACCAACAGGTATCTGATGAGGTGCTGAATAACTATCGTACCTTTGAGGAGAAAAAGCTGTCTATCACCCAGGAGTACACGCTACTGAGAAACGAGGCCATGAAACAGGGTGATGCAGAACGCCTGGCTCAGATCAATCAGGCAGAGGCTGAGGCTCTTTCAGCCCTCAATGCACAGATGCTGATGCAGACAGACAGCTGGAAAGACCTGTTTAGTGATCTGGATTCCCTGACAGTGGATCAGATTGAAAAGCTGATTGCCGACATCCGTAAGAGGATGAGCACAGCGGATCTGAAATTGAATCCAGCCGACCTGAAAGCAGTGCTGGATAAACTGGATGAGGCTAAGAAGAAAGTGCTCGACACTAACCCATTCAAGGCTCTGGGCACAGCTCTTACCAACGTATTCAAGAAACAGCAGGATGGATCCAAGAAAACATCAAAGCAGATCAAGACAGACTGGAAAGACCTGAGTAACGCTACACAGGGATGCTTTGATTTCGTTAATGATGCTATAAGCAGCTGTTCCGTACTGGGTGACTTGATCGGTGATAACGGTAAGGCTACAATGGATATGATCATGGGTGTTACCCAGGCTGGTATTGCTATGGCAGCAGCTATCAAGACAGCTGAAAAAGCCTCTGTAATATTGGCTGCAATATCTATGGCTCTGGCTGCTATCCAGTGGATCGCTACCCTGTTCAATAATGATGATGAGCTCCAGGAGGAGATTGAGGGCTACCAGAGGCAGATTGACAGCCTGGGTAGTGCTTTCAACCGCCTCCAGAATGTGATGTCACACACCTATTGGGAGTTCACAGATGAGGAGGAGCAAGCCTACAGGATGAGGGTTAAGGCTGTTGAGGATCAGATTGCCACTCTGGAGAAAGAGAGAAATGCAGCAGCTCACTCCTGGAATTTAGGAAAGGTTGCAGAATATAGCAAGCAGATCAAAGAGCTCCAGTACACCCTGGAGAAAGTCAAGAATACTGGTGACAGTCTGGATCTTTTTGAGGTGCAGAAAGAAAACCTCAGGCAGCAGCAGGAGCTGATCAAACGGCAGATTGAGGCTGAAAAGGATAAGAAAGATACCGACTGGGATCAGATCCAGAAATGGGAGGAAAACATCAAGGATATTGACAGCCAGATAGAGGATCTACACCGCCAGGAGATAGAGCTGTTAGCTGGTACCGATGTTAAGTCTGCCATTGATGAGTTTGCCGATGCTCTGGTGGATGCCTACTGCCAGGGTGAGGATGCAGCAGTGGCTCTGGGGGAAAAGACTAAGGAGGTGCTGAAAAAGGCTGTTGTGGAATCCCTAAAGCGTCAGTTCCTGGCAAAGGGTATCAACGATGCTGTAGATTACCTGGGTGAATCTTTGCGTGATGGCTCTCTGTCAGACACTGAGAGGCAGCATTTCACCACTATGGTAAACCAGGCTGGAAACCTCTTTAACCAGGCTCTGGAGGGTATTGGTGACTGGATCAAGGATGTGGAGGAGAATACGGATCCTCTCACTGGTGCTGTGATGAGTATGAGCGAAGATACAGGTGGCATTATTGCTGGTAGGCTCAATGCCTTTATCATCAACCAGGCAGACCAGACAGCCCAGCTGAGGGCTATCCTGATCTACCAGGCACAGATCAGCCAGAATACGGCAAACACCGTCTCAGAGCTCAAAGGTATCAAAACGGAATTACAGGCTATCAGGAACAGTGGTAGCTCATTACTTTCACAAGGTATAGCATAATATGGAACAGAAAGAACTTGTAAACCAACTCAGGGCTGATGGCGTGACAAAGGGTTTATGCCAGCTTTATCAGCTGAAACTAAAGGGTAGCAGAGATATTGAGGCTCTGGTGAAACTATTTATCAAAGGCATAGATTTCTGTGTCAAGAATGACTACCCTACACTGGAGTTTATGCGCCAGAATTTCAAGGGTAAGGCAGAGCCTTACGGTGGCTTTGTCGATGATGAGGTGATCAAAGAGAATCTGCCTAATGCTGTGCTCAATGGTGAGTGCAAGGCTATGTTGAAATACACAGGCTACAGTGTTTCCAGGCTGTTTGTCAGGCACACCTCTCAGGCAGCTGTGAATGTGGAGGATTTTGCCAACGTGACTATAGACGTTTTCGATAACACACACCTTTATTTAGCCGTGGCTGGAACTAATGCAAAGGTGTTTGTGAATGTGTATGGTGATGCCCAGGTGGAGTGTAACGGATCTGGGATCCAACTTGAATATAAACATAAAAATACTTACTGATATGATAGACAATAATTTGATACTCTGGCTACCTTTCAATGATCCAGATGGCAGTGTAGCCTACGATTTCTCGATCAGCCGTGCAGATGCCCAGCTGTCAGACGGTGCAACACTGGAAAAGGTGCCTGTTGGTAAGGCTCTCTCTCTGAATGGTGCTGGTGAGGCTTTATCCTCTCAGGTGATCCCTTTTAGCTCTGATTTCACAATCTACATGGTATTGGTGCCCTCTGAGACTACCCTGGGATGGTTGATGAATTTCTCAGGTGTCAATAACTACAGGGAGCAATGGCTACAGGTTACACCAGGTAAATCCCTCACAATGGCTTTTGTGAAGAAAGGCAGCAATTTCACTGTCTATCGTGATGGCCTGGAGATCTGGGATGATACGCTACCAGGAACGCCTGTAGGTTTCTCTGTCAATGATCCTAATATCACAGGCAGCTATGCCATGATTGATGAGGTGAGGATCTATAATGTGGCTAAGAGCCTGGCAGAGATCCTGATGATCTCCAAACAGTCTGATGATGTGGAGTACTACCTGGATGGTGTGAACATGAAAGAGTATGGCGTGTTTGTCAGTGGCAGCACTGGACTGGCTGGTAGGCTTGAACGTAAGGAGGCTTTGACAGTGGACTGGGAAAACTACCACGGTATTGTCAGGGATAAGCAGAGACCACGTTTCAAGGAACGTAACATACAGCTGGATTGCTTTATTGAGGCCAGGAGTAGGTATGAGTATGTTGCCAGGGTAAACGAGTTCTTTGCAGCCTTAGACGGTGATGGCACACACCGCCTGAAAGTGGAGTACGCTGGTATCTCCAAGCCTCTCTGTTATGAGGTTGTATGCCTCCAGGATGCCGATCCCAACAAGAAATGGGGTAGGTACAATCCTGGTGCAATGGTAGGCACGTTCAAGCTGAAACTGGTGGAGGATGAGCCAGTGAAACGCATCCTGAAACACGTTGGTAACGCTGGATCTGGCAGCTCTATCACTGTCACCAGCTCCAAGCTGCTTAATATCTACTGGGGTGATGGTACCCACACTTTCAATGTGTCTGGTACTAACCGCACCATTGAACACACCTATGAGCAAAAGGGTGAGTATGAGATCGTGATCACTGGAGTAATAGAAGATATTGAGGCGTTTTCGACAAATGAGATAATGCTATGGGAGAACTTACACTAATCAAAAGGAACGGTGAAACCATCCCTCTGTTTTCACAGGAGCCGTTTTGCACTGTCAAGTCAGCACAGCAAAGCGTCTCTCTGATGGGTGATGATACTGTCACCCTGGATATTGTCAGCTCTGAGCTTATCACCTTTGATAAGGGTGATAAGATCATTGTTGATGGGGATGAGTACAGCATCCGTACAACTGTAAACAGGGAGAAAGTATCTGATAACCACTATAACTATAAGCCTGTATTCTATGGTGTGATCTATGAGCTGATGAAAACGCTCTACAGGAATACCGATGTAAACGGTAGGAGTGACAAAAGCGTTTTTACTCTCACATACACCATGAAAGACTTTATGAGGGTGCTCATATACAACCTGGAGAGGGATTATCATGGTATCTGGCAATTCGATGTTGCTAATTGCCCAGACACTGAGGCAAAGACTATATCGTTCAACAGGCAGAACTGCCTGAAAACGCTCCAGGATCTCTGTAGCAAGGAAAATTTCAATCTGGATTTCCAGATCACACAGGATAATGGTGTGCGCACAATCCATATCGGTAAGTTTGGTGCCTTAGTGAATCCTCCAGGTGGTGGTGATTTCTTTGAGTGGGGCAAAGGCAATGGCGTGTACACCCTGAAAGAGGAAAAGGTGGATGATAAGACCATCAAGACCAGGCTCTGGGTAGAGGGTGGCATTAAGAATATCAGGAGTGAGTATAGGGACTATGCTGGAGCACTCCAGTTGCCTTACCCTAAAAGGCTCAATGCTCATGCCCATACCCTGAGGGATGGAACGGTGGTAGAGGCTGGCACTGAAATGATCGGTATTGACGATGATACAAAGAGGTATCTGGAGGATGCTGAACTGGCTGCAATGCTGGGAACGGATGAGGATGCCAACTCTTACGATGACATCTACCCAAAGCGTACAGGTGAGGTGACAGCCCTGGCATATAAGACAGACAAACAGACAGGCCAGCAAGTGCTGGATGTAAACTCTTTCATTGATAGCACAATGGATTTTGACCTGGCAGAGACAGATGGCAGTGGAAACACTAAGTACCTGATCGCTGGTGTTTCTGCTAAGATCACGTTTATCTCTGGTAAGCTGTCAGGCCAGGAGTTTGAACTGGAGCTAAAGAACGGCTACAATCACTCAGAGCGTAAGTTTACCATCATTCCATTCCAGGATGAGCGAGGCCTGGTAACTCCTACAGTAGATACGGATGCTTTCCGTATAGGTGTGGGAGATCAGTATAAGATCACAGACATTCACCTGCCTAAGGCTTATGAGGATGCTGCTGAGGAGGATCTTTGGTATGAGGCTATCCAGGATTTCAACGAGATCAGACAGGCTAAGGCAAAGTACAGCCTGGAGTTTGACAGGATGTATTTCATGGAGAATACTCCGAGTGATGCCACTGCCTGTATATTCAAGGTTGGTGACTATGCTCCTGTGCGTGATACACGTTTCGGTATTGAAAAGAGTATCAGGATCACCAACGTACAGCGTAACCTCCTGGTGAGACAGGATTACAATATCACCCTTTCCGACACATGGGCTATAGCTGTTGCAACCCAGGCTGTGATAGATGTAGGCAGACATGAGACGATCATCAACGCCTCTGGCATTAAGGATCTTACCAGGGCAAAAAGGGGATGGCGTACCACTGAGGAGCTGAGGAATATGATCTATGATACAGATGGGTATTTCGATCCTGAGCACATCAGACCTCTCAGTATTGACACCAATATGCTCACTGTGGGCTCAAAGAGCCAGCAGTTTATCCTCACTGGTGCTATCCTGGAGGCAAACAAGAATGGCAATCCGAATGTGTTTGCTGCCTCCAGCTGTGTGCTCTCACACCTTACGATCCAGGAGGTGGGAGTAAGGAACTGGAACATATCAGCCCAGGATTTCACCCTGGCAGATAGTGGAGGCTACTATCTGTTTGCCAAATGCTCAAAGAGTGGCAATAACGGTACGTGGTACCTTACCCAGGAGCAACTGAAAGCAGAGGAAACAAGCGATCCTAATAACTACTATTTCCAGGTGGGTGTGCTGGGTAGCTGCTATCAGGATGATGCTTTCCGTGATTTCGTAACCACCTATGGCTTTACCAGGATCAACGGAAACACTATCACCACTGGTAAGATCGTCACATCAGACGGTTATTGCTACCTGGATCTGGATGGAAACGCATTCAGGATAGGTGACGCTCACAGCTCGATAGACTGGAATGTGACTGCAAGGGGACAGCTGACGCTGAGAAACGTGCGCTTGCTCTCTGATTCTGGAGATACCTCAGAGATCGGAGTGTACCGTGGAGAGTACAATCCTGATTACATCTACTATAAGGGTGATGAGGTGAGCTATACCGATGGAGGCCAGACGTGTACCTACAGGTATAAGAATCCTAATCCAAGCAAGGGACATCTGCCTACTAACAGCACATACTGGGAGATATTAGCCAGGGGTGCTGCTGGTGAAACTGGTAACTCTATATTCTATACGTTCAATGACAGCCTGGAGAAACCTGCTGTGCCTACAGGCTCAGGTAACACTGGAGGCTGGCACACCAACAGCACAGACGCTGTAGTGTGGATGAGTATCAAGAGCGCAAAGGTGATCAGTGAGGGATCCTGGGGCACTCCATTCAAGGTAAAGGGTGCTGATGGTACCAGTATTGTGCCTAAGGGCTCTAAGAACAGTGTGGCAGATCTGCCTACTACAGGAAATTCACCTGGTGATTGCTATTTCGTGAATGGCTATCTGTATGTATGGGATGGGCTTACCTGGATCAACAATGGAAAGATCAAGGGTGATCCTGGTACCAGCTCATATCTCCACCTGAAATACTCCAATGATGGAGGAAAGCATTTCACTGATGGTCAGGGAGAGGTGCCTGGTAGGTGGATCGGTATGTACGTGGATCAGTCAGTTACCGATTCCGATAATCCAGCGGATTACAGCTGGAGGGATGCCCAGGGAGAGCAAGGAATACCAGGAGTAGATGGTGAGGATGGTAGGACTACCTATCTGCACCTGAAATACTCCAATAATGGCGGTTTGTCTTTCACTGGCAATAACGGTGAGGATCCTGGAGCTTACATAGGTCAGTACACAGACTTTGAGGAAATGGATAGCAGTGATCCCACCATGTATAAGTGGAGTAGGCTCACTGGTACTGCTGGAGCTGCTGGAGCTGATTCCGCTGCTGGTGACTATTACGAATACCGATATGCTAAGAATGGCTCTACTGTAGCACCTCCAGAGCTGAATCCAAATGATCCTGATCCTTACGGATGGACTAAAACCATGCCTCAGGTGGGAGCCCTGGAATACCTCTGGTGTACCATGTGTAGGAAATCAGCTCTGGTAGATCGTACCAGGGTGGATATTCCTGTATCTAACGTGGATGGCTTGCACGATTTTTCAGGTAATCACTATGACGGCTATATCGGTAGCAATACGATAGTAACAGACGGTGATCACGATGCCTTGCAAATGACAGGTCAGAATGACAGTAGGATCCCTTACGATCTGCCTTTTGGTGAGAGCTTTACGCTGTGCCTGTTTATGAAAGTAACCACCACACCTGTAAAGTGGATCATCTGTGGCTACAATGGTGCTGACTATGTGGAGAAAACGCTAAACCTCAATGCCAACACCTGGTATCACCTGGCTTTCCGTTTCAATGATACAACGTGTACGCTGTTTATCAATGGCGAACAGTCGGATATATCCGTGGTGAGTGAAAGGCTGGTAGGTTTCTCTGTCTATGATGATAACCTGTTTGGATCCACAACCCTGATCCGTGGTGTGAGGATCCTGAAAGGTGCCCTTGCTCAGTCCGATATTGTTGCAGTCCTCACAGGCTCCATTGATCAGATCCTCCAGCCCTGGAGCACTCCTTTCCGTATCAATCCATACGATGGTAAGGATGGCGTGGCTATCAGTGTGTCTGAGGTGGATGTGGAGTATGCTAAGAGCTCATCTAACTCTGAGGCTCCTACCAGTGGATGGAGCACTGATGCACCGACCTGGGAGAATGGAAAGTATATCTGGAGCCGTACTAAGGTAACATATTCCAATGGTGAGGAAACCACAACAAAGCCAGCCTGTATCACAGGTACACAGGGAAACAATGGCGTTGGTGTAAGCTCTATAGTTGAACAGTACTACAGATCATCCAGCAGCCAGACGCTTTCTGATGGATCCTGGCTCACGTATAACCCTGGCTGGGTGAACGGCTGGTTTATCTGGACGAGATCTGTTATATCATACACCAATGGTACCAGTAAGATCACTCCAGCTATCTGTGTCACTGGCAGTAAGGGTGATACAGGTAATCCAGGTAAGGATGCTGCCTATATCCATGTGCTGGGATCTGGATTGAATAACAATATGGATGCTTTTATCAAGGTGTTCAATGGTGTGTCTGAGCGTACTGTGTACAGCAGGAGCAGAGGCCTTACGGTATTCACTATTGAGAGGTACACAATGGAGCTTGTTGAAACCAGGAACTTTGATACCTGTGGCTCAGATGATGCTATAAACAATATGGCAACCTATCTGAACGGACTGAATGCTACAGTATTCGTTTGTATTGTCAGCTATGATGCTGTAGGCTGGAATGACACCCTGGTAGATGCCCTGGCACAGTTCGGATGTGCTGGCGTACAGAATACCGAAAAAGGCAGATTCCCATTTGCTTTCATTGGCGTTAAGGGACTGCCAGCTGGTTACGCTCTGATGATGCAAAAGAACGATGAGAGCAGCACACCTCCAGCAGAGGTTATCACCTATGTTGCTGATGGTGTCTTTGCAACCTCCAGGGATGGTAAAGATGGTAAGGATGGCGTTGATGGAAAGAGCCCAGTACTGGTGTTCCGTGGTAACTACAATGCCTCTAACAGCGTTACCTACTATGGTACCAGTCACAGGGTGGATGCTGTCAAGTATAACGGTGTTTACTACATTGCACGTGTTGATGCTGGAACATTCAATACCGTGCCTACTGATACATCAAAGTGGAATCCGTTTGGTGCCCAGTTTGAAAGCATAGCCACTAACCTACTCCTGGCTGAGGGTGCAAGTATCGGTAGCTGGTGGCATAGTGGTGGTAAGATCGTTTCTACCCTGGGAACAGGAAACAAGATCGAGCTGGATGCAAGCGTGCCCAGGATCTACATGGAGAGCTCTGTAAGCGGTGGAGAATACTCTGAGGATCAAAACCTGGGATCCAAGATCGAGCTGAATGCTAACAGCGGAATAGTAAGGGTGGAGGCAAAGAATCCTCCAAGCTATTCTACAGGCCTTTCCTATATGTCACCAACAGGCATATTTGCTAACCTGGCAGGAACACAGGCTGTTTCGGCAATTACAGACTACACCAGAAAGGCTGCAATCGTGGCTCTGGGATTCGGAAATCTCAATAAGAGTAGCTGGAGCTTTGGCGTGGATGAGGAAATGATCGCTGGTTTCTATGGTGTTGCAAGCAACAGGGGAACGGCTCCAGCCTATGGAGGTTTCTTTGATAACCTCAAATCATGTGGCAATATCCTTAATACACGCTACATAACTGACAGCTCTACATCATCAGATTGTTACATATCCAAATCAGTGAGCCAGGTGATAGGTCTGGTAAATAGCGGTAAGGTGAAAAGTGTGTATCTGCCTAATGATGGCTATGAGGGCAGGGTGCTCCTATTCCACCAAATGGGACAGGGTACTATGAGGGTATATCCGCAATCAGGTCAGCATATATATGATGATGATTCGGAAAATTCCTACTATGATGTAAACTGTGGTGAAACATTGCTCTGCTACTTTGGTATCTGGTATAAGAACGGCGTAAAGACTGAGGTGTGGGGCGTAAGCAAATTCAAATTTTAAGATGGTTTTATACGGAATTATTGATGATGGTGTGCTCAGGACACAGGAGATAGTCCAGCGCACGGAAAGGATCCAGGTGGTTAAGGATGATAAGCCTACCATCCAGGAGAGGATAATCACTGTGGATGAACAGATCCAGGAGCTCACTAAAGCAGGATGGAAACCAGTTGATATGATTGATGAGAGCAAGCTGGAGTGTGCTCCTGGCTATGCTGTCAGGATTGTTGCTGTGGAGCACGATGATCACATAGGCTATACCTATGAGAAAATCCAGAATCTGGCTTATTACAAAAACCAGATCAAGGCACTCAAAGAGGAGCTTGATAATACCGATTACAAGGTGATCAAATGCTATGAGGCTTTCCTGGTTGGTGAGGCTTTGCCTTACAATGCCCAGGATCTCCATACCTCCAGGCAGTCCATCAGGGATAAAATCAACAGTCTGGAGGTTGCTCTAAAGAGGCTTACAGAGAAATCAGAATAATTAACCAGGTGAACAGGTGGGTTGGCTGGATCCATCTGTTTACCTCCAGAAAGGAGGTGTTAAGGATGAAAAAGTAAGATATGTGGAGGTGAAACAGGGCAAAATATCATAATTTCATTAAAAATAACGCCTTAAAGGTGTGTTTATTGAACACATTTTATTATTTTTGCAGTAGTTTTCTTAATTCAATCAAGCTATATGAACGAAATGTACAGCCTGAGGATCCTATCCAAAGGACAAATAACAGACCTCACAAATGGTTTCAAACTGAACGGAGGAGTTCCTTTCTCTGTTTTCGTGAGGCCTAAAAAGCCCTCAATGGAATAGAACACTATCATCCAGTGTAAGTGTCTCTGTGACAAAGAGGCCAGTGATTTTCCAGTGCCTGTAGGTGACTGGACACCAGCTGCTATAGTGGAAATTTCCCCAGACGCTATATCGCTGAGTGACTACGATGTTTACTGGGGAGCTGGTGAATCAATTAAACAGTAAAGCTATGGGATTACTTTTAGCAAGTGGCTCATCTAAGCCACAATACCCTTACGATATGTGGTATGGCGTACAGGGTGATTTTACAAGCAGGGATCGTCACCTAACCAGGGTGGGCAATCTGGATCTGCACCGTACCTTACCCATCCAGCAAAAGCTCAGACGCTTTGTCGAGAATGAGGATGGATCCGTTAAGTACTACCTCGGACAGAATGACAGCCGTAAGAGGGATTCTGGTGCTGCTGCCATCATTGACAGTACCGATGGTAACGTAATGCTTGAAAAGCCTGAGTACTATTTCCGTATGGAATTTGAGGGTACTAAGTGGCTCAGGGCTTACTCTGAATATCCGCTGCCTGGCTTTATCAAGATGGAGCGTAAGGCTATATCACCCTGGTTTGGTACCTATGATCAGACGCTCCAGAAACCTGTCTCTGGCTGCTGGCTTACCTGGGATGGCAACGAAATTGCCAGGGATGGTAACGGCTTACCTGTCTTTACAGAGAATGCTACCAGATTCAGGGGTGGTAACGGATCTGCATCTTACGATGGTACCTACAGGAGCTTTGTAGGTATGGCACGTACCTCTGTCAATAAGGCTACAGTGCGTGGATGGTGTAACGCTGCTGGCAACGGCATCCATCATGGAGCTTACAGGGTGTACAATGAAATTGCATGGCTCCAGAGGGTTGAATATGCCTCTATGGACTGCCAGGACACCTACACCACAACACTGACAGCTGACGGTTTCCACCAGGGAGGCTTGGGTAGCGGATGCTCTGTGAATAGTGGTGAGTGGAACACCCACAACGGCTACAATCCTTTCGTTCCATGTGGTGTTACTGCCACACTGGGTAACAACACTGGTAAGGTTTCCTACGTGATCAAGAACTGGGCAAACTCTGGTAATGATAAGACCATCCAGGTTACATCTTACCGTGGTTTGGAGGTACCTTTTGAATATCTCTGGATGCTGGCAGACGATGTACTGATCTGGCATAAGGAGGATGTTTCTGAGGCTTACGTGTGTGAGGATCCTACTAAGTTCACCTCTCACTCTGACAGTGCTACAACCGTTCCAGCTGGCTATGAGCTGGCATCTGAGCTGCCTATGGCATCTGGCTATGGACTTACGATGTCTCACAACCATAAGGGCTACTCATTCATTGATAAGATTGGTGGAGCTGCCAATGAGGGCGTATGTGACTACTACTGGTATCCGTCACCCTCTGGGTGGTATGGTGCCCTCCTGTCTGCGAATGCGGTTAATGGTGCGTATGCTGGTTTCGGTTATCTGGGTGCGGATAATCGTTCCTCGATTGCGTATGCGAGCATTGGGTTCCGCTTGTGCCGTGGGTGAAACGCCACGACTGCAAAACACGGTGGGCGGTGGCTTTTCTGAAAGCTGCCTCCCCACCTTTCAAAAAGAGAGTTCTTTGAAAATATAAAATAAAAGGTTGCAAGGTCAGGTGCCCTCCTGTCTGCGAATGCGAATAATGGTGCGAATGCTGGTTTCGGTTATCTGAATGCGAATAATCGTTCCTCGAATGCGAATGCGAACATTGGGTTCCGCTTTTACCGTGGTTTTCCTTGAAATATAGATATAACTGTTAGACCTCTGCAACCCTACCTCACAGGGACTGCTGGCACTGCTGGCAGTTGGTAAAACAATAGTGATTCAGTAAGGTGTGAGTAAGTAATTGAAAGCTCCTGATTGAGCAACGGCACACAAATGGAGAAAAAGAAGAAAGCCAAAGTTGATGCCAACCAGTATAACGTCTCTGTAATGTACCATGATTTTGAGGATGTAGGCTACTATATCGGAAACACAGGAAAGATCTATATTTCTCCTGTAAAGAAGATCAAGAATGTATATCCGCTGGTGTATAGTACTGAAAACCTGATCAAGTCTCAGTACACAGCCCAAAAGGGCAAAAAGAACAGAGGTGAGGTAAAGGCGTTCAATGACAATTTGAATGATTGCTTGGCTACCCTGTATGAGATCCTGAGTGAGGAAACCTTTGAGCCTGGAAAATATAGGACTAAAAAGATCTTTGATCCTAAGGAGAGGGATATAATGATAGCTCCTTTCTTTCCAGACAGGGTGATACACCACTGTATCATCAATGTGCTGGCTCCTCACTGGTACCACATATTCATAGCGAACACATACGCTTGCATCAAAGGGCGTGGTACCCACAAATGTATGGAGGATGTACACAGGGCTCTGATAGAGGATCGGATCGGTACCAGGTACTGCCTGAAAATCGACATCCGAAAGTTCTATGACAATGTGGATCACTCAGTGCTGAAACAGATCATCCGCTATAGCATAGCCGATGAGAGTTTGCTGAGGCTGTTGGATAAGATAATTGATAGCAACGGTAAGGAAAAAGGACTGCCAATAGGCAATTTCACCAGCCAGTACCTGGCTAATCTGTACCTGGCATATTTCGACCACTGGGTTAAGGAGGAGCTGGGCGTTAAGTACTACTACAGATACATGGATGATATAGTGGTGCTGGGAGAGAGCAAGGAATGGCTGCACTACGTCCTGGATGCCTTAGGGCTCTATCTGGGATCAGTGCTAAAGGTGGAGATCAAACCGAATTGGCAGATATTCCCAGTTGATGATCGTGGTATAGACTATGTTGGATTCAAACAGGATCATTACGGAATACTCCTGAGAAAGGGGATTCTGCTGAGATTCTACCAAAAGCTGGAAAAGACAAAGGAGAAATACCAGATCAGTAATGAGGATGATATTAAGCACCTGTTTCCGTCTGAGTATGGCTGGATAATCAGATGTGATAAGGAGCACAGTGATTTCATATTTAATAAATGTTTAAGCAATGGAAAAAAGTAAAGTATTATTTATCGGCCTGCTGGCAAACGAAAAGCCAGAAGTATTCAAAGATCTGAATAACGGCCAGGGCACCATCCATTACAATCACAATATCAAGGAGGTGCTGGTGATCGTGGATAAGGATGGCAACATCACTGTTACTGACGATCCAGAGAAAGCTACAGGTACCATGTGGCAGTATGACAGCCTGAGGGTGGAATATCCAAAGACTGCCGATAACATCTATTCTACGCTGCTTACCGCTAAGTACCCAGCCAACACTGAGAGCAAGCTACAGAACGAGTACAACAGTGCTGTACTTGGACTGCTGCCTGAGGATGCTAAGGCTCCTTATATTGCTTTCCTCCATGAGAGGCTGGATCTGCGTGCTATGGTGGATGAGGATTGCAAGGATCTTAAAGAGGTAGAGTAATGGCACAGGAGATCGTTGATTTTGTGGATGATAGTGTAAGCCAGGGCAACTCTGACATTTTCGACTGTGAGTTTACATCCATTGATGCTGTTATCAACCAGGTAACGGTGTTTACAGGGTGTGATCCAGAGAGGCAGACAGAGAACGGATCCAGATGCCTGATCGCTTATGGTGAGGGCTATGGTAAGTCTGTTTCTTCACTGACAGCAAGAAAGTGAAAGATGTATTTGCCAATCCTGGCAGACACTATCCCATGAGAGCTGTAATCAAAGTAGTTAAATATGGCACTATGTATGGTTTCAGGGTATTCCCTCCATCAGTGGAGATCACCCAGGAGGATAGGGAAAACTTTGAATCATACAAGCGCAATAAATGGAAAAGGCAAAGAAATGGTTGAGCATAGCTTGGAAACAGCCAGGACAATAGGCGATGTAGGAATGATGGCAGTTACGGCTGCATTTTTCCTGGTACTGGCTGCTGCACTTATGATCGCCTGTTTCAGATGGTTTAAGAACATCATCAATGATATGCTGGTTAGCAACAAAACCACAATGAATGAGCTGCTGGAGGAAACGAAAAGCCAAAACCAGATGCTGGCAGACATTTCAGAGGGGTTGCGACCTGAAACACAGCTGCGTATCAAAAACACGTCCAGTATCTACTTTGACTATGCTGTTGAAAAGGTATGCCGTATAATAAAAAAGGTACGTGAGGAAAACCACATTGTGGATAGGGAGGGTACCAGGAAAAAGATCCGTACCCTGCTGATCAACTTGCATGAGGATCGTAATAGCCGTTTCGACTATTACACCTACAGGGGTAAGAGGCTTTCATCATATACCTCTCCTGAATGGCTGGACTGGGTGGCTGATGTTGTGGAGGCTGAGGTTTATTCCGATAAGCAGAACAATGGGAGGAGCTATACCAACGTCCAGGCTGTGTATGATAGGATCAAACTTGACTTTTATCACAAAATGAATAGCTGACATGAGTAAGATTGAAACACTGTGGCCATTTATCCTGAGCTGGGAGGGTGGCTTTGCTAATGTTCCTGGTGATCGTGGAGGAGCCACGAAATACGGTGTCACCATATCAACCTGGAAAGCCCAGGGCTATGATAAGGATGGTGATGGTGACATTGATGTGGATGATCTGAAACTGATCACTCCAGCTGATGCTATGGAGATCTGTAGAAAGAATTTCTGGAATCGCTGGAAAGGTGACAGGATCCTGGATCAGTCTATTGCTAACACCCTGGTAGATTGGGTATGGGGTAGCGGAAAGTACGGTATTACCATTCCTCAGTCCATGCTGGGTGTAAAGGCTGATGGCATTGTGGGTGAAAAGACACTTGCTGCCTTGAACGCACAGGATCCTAAGACGTTCTTTGCTAAGCTCCAGAAAAGGAGAGAGCAATATCTGAGAGATATTTGCGTGAGTAGGCCTGCTAACAAGAAATTCCTGAAAGGATGGCTGAGGAGGCTGAACAGCCTCCAGTACGGATCGCTCACAACTAACACCGTTCCACCTAAAACAATTAAATTCGCATGAAAAAGTATCTGATCATTACGTGCGTGGTGCTGTTTCTTATCAGTGCCTTTCTTGCACAGAGCCTGGTAGAGGCTAACAAAGAGAAAACGAGGCTCCAGGATAACCAGGAGGCTCTGGTTGATAAGGTGAGGCTGTACCAAACAGAGGCTGGTGAAAGTGCTGCCTCTGTGCTCAGGCTACAGCTGACGTACAATGAGCTGGATAAGCACTACCAGGATGTGTGCCAGGAGGCAAAGACGCTGGGGATAAAGCTGAAAAGGCTGCAATCAGTGTCACAGACCTCCACAACTGGTAATATAGAGATCCAGACAGACATCAAAGACAGTATCAGGTATGTGCCAGAGATTCACCTGGTAGATACGCTAAAGACATTCTCCTGGAATGATCCACCGTGGGCAAAGATCTCTGGAGTAATAGACAGTGGGAAAGTGAATCTATCAGTGAACACAACCGACACGATCATACAGATAGTACACAGAGTGCCTAAGCGTTTCCTGTGGTTTAAGTTTGGCTGTAAAGCTATCAGACAGGAGATCGTAAGTAAGAATCCATATAACAGGATCGTTTACTCTGAGTACATTGAACTGAAAAAATAGCTTTCTGTAGAATTACTATACTGTGGATCCGTGCCAGCCGTGAGGCCAGTGCGGATTATTTTTTACTCAGTAAATTTGGATGATTCAGAAAAAGTATGTATCGGTGCACCACCGATCTGAAACATCGGTGTTGCATTGGCACCCTAATCCAGATCCTGGAGAGGGGTGCTTTTTTTCGCAAAATCAGCAGAAATGCTACAAATATTCTACAAAAAAGTAGAAAAACCTCGTAAGTAATTGAGAATCATGGTATGTAACCAGTCTCTCCTAAGCTCTATCCACATTCAGAGGCAGTGGTATGGTACAGAAAGATTTTTTAGATAGTTAGATATAGCTCTAAGCCCTTGTAGTTCAATGGATAGAACACGGCTCTCCTAAAGCTGAGATATGAGTTCGATTCTCATCGGGGGTACAATTTTCCAAAAATAAACAATCA